CTTAACTGATATTGTAACAAAAGAAGGTGTTTTATCATCATGTTATTCAACGTTTCATAACTACTCTTTATTGAATCAATTGTTAGCATCAAGTCAATTGCAAGCCCGTGGCCAAAATATAGCGCCAATAGCATCATATAAAAAATGGCAAGAACTAGGTAGACAAGTAAAAAAAGGCTCAAAGGCTATCGCGTTATTAATGCCGGTAATAGTCAATAAAAAAGACGCGCAAGGCCAAAAGACCGATGACAAAATGCAATTTTTTATAACACGTAACAATTGGTTTTCTTTAGATGATACGGAAGGCGCTGAATTTAAGCCAGAAGTTAAAATAGCCGCATGGGATAAAGACAAGGCTATGGCCGCATTAAATATCACGGAAGCGCCTTTTGAATATGTTATTGGCAATGCGCAAGGCTATGCTAAAGACAGATCCGTGGCCATTAATCCATTGGCTATACTTCCGCATAAAACACGCTTCCATGAATTGGCTCATATAGTGCTAGGTCATACTAAAGAAAATGCGCTTATGAGTGATTCAGAAAATACACCAAAAAGCATTAAAGAAGTAGAGGCTGAATCAGTAGCATATATCCTATGCGAACTCTTAGGCCTTGAAGGTGTAAAAGAATCACGCGGCTATATTCAGCATTGGCTTAATTCTGATACGATACCGGATAAGAGCGCTCAAAAGATATTTGGCGCGGCTGATAAGATATTGAAGGCCGGTCAATAAGATCTTATAAGGCCTTAGCAATAGGGCCTTATGCGGTCAATTTGGCCATATTAATAAACCATGAAAGGTAAACAAAATGTATAAAATCAAAACATTCAAAACAATAGAGGCCCGCGATCTATGGCTTCAAAAACATGATGGCCTCATTCAGTTTGATGAGATCTTTATTAATAATGGGTATGGTGTAGAGTACCGCTATTTAAAAAAGGTCTATTAAAATGGGAACTCGATCATTAACATATATTTATGATGTTGAATCAAAGGCAAAAGACAAACCTTTTACGTGTATTTATATTCACTATGATGGATATTTAGAGGGCGTTGGCTTTGAACTTGCTAACTTAATAACCAATACATATAAAGATAACAATGGAATGCACTGTTTAGCTGGCTTATTAATATGCGGCTTAAAAGAAAATAAACCATGCAATGTTTATATATACCCGCCTGAACTTGATATAAATTCATGGCAAGAATATGAGTATCATATTTATAAAGACGTTGTTAGAGTTTATAAAGTAGATGCCAATGTTAAACATTCAATTTTTGAAGGTTCATACTTAGAATTTTATAATCATTGCAATGCAATAACACTTAAAAAGAAGGCGGCTTAATATGACTAACTTATTAAAGAACTTTATTTGGCTAGTATTAAGCTTCATAAGTGTTTATTGCTGGCTTTTACTATTGTTAGGATTCTAAAGTCATCTTTTAAGGCGTTAGCAATAGCGCCTTAATGGGCTAACTTTGGCCGATAAACCATGAAAGGTAAACAAAATGATTAACAATTCAATTAATCTTAACAGCGCCCTTTGGCAAGGCATGGAAAAAGAACACTTAGATTTAAATAATCAAATATCAGAGGCTCAATGGTCTAGATTTTTAGGCATGTATTCAAGTATATATGCGGATGAGGCAAGCGAGTTAGCTCAACGCCTTTTCAGTGAATACAAAATTAATTATCTTAACTTATATAAATAAACCATGAAAGGTAAATAACATGATAGCAATTAACAGCATTAATGAATTAAAAAAACACGTTGATGATAGCCCTTATAATGAATTTTGTTTGAAGCTTAATTATGGATTGAGATCTACCAAAAGAATCCAATATTGGCCCGAAAATGATTCATGGTGTATTTTCAACGGATTTGATGACAGCATGGCCAAATATAAATCAACGGATGATTTTATAAAGAATGAATCTTTGATTTATAAAGCCATAAATAGCAATGCATTTTTTAAAGACTAACTAAACCATGAAAGGTTAATCAAATGAAAGAATCTCAAAGCATTGAGAAGGCTAAAAGCCTTTTAATAAAACACGCTAAAACAAAAGGCGTTTATGAGAATTTTGGACAGCGTGAAGTAATAAAGCTTAAAGATAAATACGGAAACACACCACAAGTAAGCGCTTTTTTTGATTGGTGTATTAATTACACAGTTTATTAAACCATGAAAGGTATATATGAAATTCATAGCTTATTATCGCGTAAGCACTGAAAAGCAAGGCCAAAGCGGCTTAGGCTTAGAGGCGCAAAAAACTATTTGCTACGCTTACGCGCGTAGCATTAATGCTGAGATTATCTCAGAATTTACTGACATTGAAAGCGGTTCTCATAATGACAGGCCGGAACTTAATAAGGCTTTAGCTATGATTGAGAATGATTCTTATTCTCGTTTACTTGTAGCTAAGCAATGCCGGCTAACTCGATCCGTTGCATTGATGAGTAGCCTATTGGAAAAGAAGGTGCGGCTTACTATAGCTGAAACACCCGAAGCTAGTATTTTTGAACTTCATATTAGAGCTGTATTAAATGAGGAAACAAGGCGGCAAATCTCGATTAATACGCGCAACGCTCTAATGGCCGCTAAAGCTAGAGGCGTAAGACTTGGCGCGCCAGCACATATTTTACTTGAAGCAGCTTACGAAGGTGGTAGGGCGCAAGCTAAAGTTAAGATAGCATACGCATTAAAAATCAAGCCTATGTTTGACTTGGCCATGGCAAATTGTGGCCGAGTATCATGTCGCAACATCGCAAATAAACTTAATGAACTAAGTGTTAAAACATACTCAGGTGGTACATGGACAGCGCCTAATGTATCTTATTATTTAAACAATATCAAAGACAAGGAAAACATAAGATGGTAGAAAAAGCCGTAGGAAAATTAACGCCTGATGACATGATGTCATGTTCAAGGCTTCCAGCATTGTTAGGGTTTAGTAAATTTAGGACGCCAAATGATGAATTGAAATATTCAATAAATGCTATTAATGGTGAACCTAATGAGTTTGTAGAAAATGAACCTATCCTGTGGGGTAATTTGACCGAGAAGCTAATCATCGCAGAAGCATGCAAACGATTAGGCGTTGAGATTGATGAGTTAAACCATGACAAGCCTTACTTTCATCCTGATATACCATTGGCTACAAGCCTTGATGGCACAGCGTCTGGCAATGATACTGTTATCTATACTGACATCTCAAAAGGGATCTATGTCATGGGTGCAGATTCAATTAAGCTAGATGGCTATGGCATTATAGAAGCAAAGCTAACAGGCCAAGACGTTGAGGACTCACCGGCATTGTATCGTGGTGTGATTCAGCTTCAAGGCCAAATGGATATTATGAAAGCTACATGGGGTGCTTTATGTGTTTTATATAGAGGTACTCAGCTTAGGGTTTTCTTATATGAGCGCAATGAGGATCAAGTAAACATGATCCATAATGCTGTTGAGGATTTTCAGCAGCGCATTGATATATATAAATCAAGCCAAGAAATTGAATGGTATCCGTTAAATAATTCTTTTGAAGCTGCACGTATATTTGATCGCGCTGAAAAGAGTACGATTGAATTGCCTGAAATCGAGATCCAAGCTGAGAAGATCATAGATCTTCGTGAGAAAATCATGGAGTTAGAGACTGCTATTGATAGCTTACAGATTAATATCATGGAGCAGATGCGTGATAATGAAGTATGTAATGCGGGTCGTTACAAGATCTCATGGCCTATGCGTCAATACAAAGCACAGCCAGAAAAGAAGGTGCCAGCAAAAGAAGCCTATGTTATTAGGCAATCTAAATTATCAATTAAGGATCGTATATGATTAACAAATTAACTCACTTTCAGATTCGTAAGAAATGGCGTGTCAAGCTACATCTAAAGCGATGCCGCGATCAGGATCAGTCAGGAGCTAGGTATGGCCGCGATGCTATGGTACTTAACCGAGCTATGGATATTTATAAGATTGATGGTAGGAGAGCAGCATGGTAGATAACGATCAAGATCGTTTTGAAGCAGAAGTTATGAATGAATTACAACAACAGGAGAAAAGTATGAAAACTATATCAGCAGCATTTATCAAAGCACAAAAGGAGTTTGCTCCGGCAATTAAAACAGCTACTAATCCACACTTTCGCAGTAAGTACGTGAACTTGGAAGGGTGTATTGAGGCAGTCATTGACGCACTACATAACAATGGCATTGGTCTTATACAAAAGACGCATGATTGTGATGATGGTGTCAAGGTAGAGACTGTGTTTATCCATGAGTCAGGTGAGACTTTAAGCGGTGGCATCTTACACATCCCCGCATCTAAGATAGATCCGCATGGAGTGATGGCATCATTGACTTACTGTCGTAGAGGTAGCCTTATGGCTGCTTGTGGCATAGCCCCAGAAGATGATGATGGTAATTTAGCTACAGAAAGGTCTGGCAGTGTTGCAAAAAAACCACTTGGTAGTACATTTACCTTCTTTGTGCCTGGAAAAGAAGCTCAAGAGGTATCTGATCTATTGACATGGCAAGCAAAGTTTGATGAAATGAATGACAAGCTAGTTAATTCTAGTCTTTCATCAGAGGATAAGATATCTAAACTTAAGGCATTATTTGAAGCCAATGAGCTTACATTAAACCGCCTACCCATAACACTAAAGATGCAATACTTAGGCAAACACGCCACACGCATCAAAAATGTAAAAGGATAATCAATGAAACCAGTTAAAACAGA